AATGTCTGATACTTCTAATCAAATTATTCAAACCCTAGAAGCTCTCCATGAAGATATTAAATCTGCTAAGGAAGCTTTAAAAGAAAATAATGTAGTGTTGGAATCCAATACTACTTCTACTTTAACTGCAGAGATTAATAAGATTCCTACTGCCATTAAAGAATCTAATATACTAGAAGGTTTTAATAATGGTAAAAATACACTTGAAGGTGGATTCATTTATAATACTGATGCAACTACATTGAATAATGCAACTGCGGTTCTATTATCTGCAAATGAATATAAATTTCCTGAAGGTAAAACTGTAGAAATTGATTTTCCTAGCGTAGAAGTTGCATATAATGTATGGAATGAAAAAAATAGTACTTTTAATATTAAAACTACTGGTACTATTAGTAATCTATATAATAGCATTCTTAAACCAATTTATAAAACTTTTATATCTAAAAGAATACTTGATAGAAAGATTGATAACCAATATCGAATCAAAATCTATTTAGATAAAAGTAATTTAGATGAGAATAATGCATTAGTTGCAAATGAATTCGTATTCCCTAATGTAAATACCGACTTCTATTATAAAGAAGATGATGTAGATATCCGTGTTGATAAATATAAACTGAATAAATTCCATTTCTCTTTAAACTATAAAGGTAAACATGAAGAGATTACATGTAATGAATTAGTTGTTGATTTAGATACTATTCATTCTCTCGGTGAAATTATGAGTCATAACGGCTATGAAGTTATTGATATTAATGAGTATAGTACATTCCGAGATGATTCTGATGCTCATATTATTAATCTTCCGGTATTTAATGTATCCTATAGTGGTATTACTGCCCAGTATAATGGACTGTATTCAAATACATATTTAGATCTATCTACATCAATGCTTCAAAAAATAACAAATGTTCAAATTAGAACTGAAGATAGTGCAGAGAATATTGCTAGAATCCATCAAGATAAACACTTAGCTACTATTTTAAATATACTTGAAATATTTAATACAGATGGTACTAAAAAATATGATGCTAAAACAAAAACATTTGTTGATAAAGATACTTATCTTGATAATAGTGAATACTTCAATATGTTAAAAGATAGAAATGGATATTTATCCGATAGAAATCTAATGGGTTTATTATATCCATTCAACCCAGTAAATGCTAAAGAATTTATCGATAAGCAAAAAGATGAAAAGAAACAAGCTTTAGCTAAACTAACAATTAAACCTGGATATGCATATTTTAGCGGTATTAGCAATCCTATCCCTAAAGATCTATTTAGATTTGATGATTACAATCAACCAGATGTATTTGAAGAATTTCCATTACTTTCAGTCGATGAAGATGTTGTAATATTTAATAGAAACTCATCTGCTGACGGTTCTGGTAAAATTATTGGTAATAATGAAGTTAAATTCACATTATATGATATTTTAGATAATAGTCTTAAAAATGTTTTACCATTAATTAGTCTATGTGCAGCTGACCCTAGTGTAAGCGGAGTAACATTTAATGGTTTAACCATTCAAAATTCATATAATGATAGAACTAAAGAGCGTAATGGTATTACATATAATATCTTAACTGGTATGGCTAGATTGTTATTTGCTCCTCATAATACTAAATTTAAAGATACTAGTGGTAATGATATTATTAATGTCGAATGCTACTATGCTCCTTTGGCATATAACTCTACAATTAAACGAGTTAATATTAAATCTGATTCAGATTACAAAGGCGAATTGCAAGTTTTATTAAATCACGGACTTGTTTATCAAACAGTCGATCCTGTATATGATAAACCAGAAGTTCCCTCAACTCCAATGAAATATATCATTGATAAAGATACATCTATTGTTGAATCTGATTCTAAAACTTATAGAAAAACAAGTAATAACTATCTATTCCATTTAGGTCCAGCATCTACTGATGAAATGACTAAATACTATGACAAATACGTCCATGTATTATGTCCAGAAGATCACCCTAAATTAGGTACTTATGATTTCTGTAAATTTAGATTACCATTATATAACTTAGACGAAACTAAGAAATATAACTATTCTAAGAAAGTATGGGAACTTGTAGGCTCTACTACTGATGATAGCTTAGCCCTTGAAACAATCTATCCTACAGAATATGCTGAAGAATCTGGTAGTGGATTTGAATTAAACGCAATCTAATAATATTCCCAGAAGAGGATTAACCTCTTCTGGGTTTCTTTTTACAATATAGTAATGAAAGGAGAATTTATTATGAAAAATACAAGAGACTTCACTGAGCTTCTTAAAAAATCCTTCAGACATATTGGTTCTGATATTAATGCTCAAAGACCTGCAACTTTAGCAGATCAAACAAACATTACTTTTGTAAAAACTATTGATATTGATAAGACTGTAGTTAATCAATGTCAGGGATTTACCTATGATCCGACGAGTAAAAGATTCATTTTAGCATGTTGTAATGCTGATAACTCTAAGCAACGTATCTATGAGTTAGATATGGATATGAATGTAGTTAAGTTTACTGACTTTGAAGGTATAGATAAACTTGGTCATGTTAATACATTATTCATGGATGGTGAGATCATTAGAGCTACTAATGGTGCTGCTAATGGTACACGTATTTATAATATTAACCGTAATCATTTAGATGAACTTGTATTAGGTGAGTTTAATGACTATCCAGATAAATGCTTTAATATTGGTAAAGATATTGCTGGCTCTGGTAGATATGTATCCATTGTTCCTGGAGCGGATAGTAAATCTCGTAAAGTTAGAGTATATACAGATGAGACTATGACTACTAAGACTGAGTATATCGTGCAAGTAGATGAAACTAACGTAGACTCTAATGGTGCATTCTTCAATGGTGATACTATTATCTTTGCAGTAACTAGACGATTGATTGAATGTCGTTTAATCGGTAATCAATTCAAAGTTATTAGAGAAATTGAAATGGAGCCATACTGTGAAATTGAAGACTTTACTTACGTTAATGGGGATATCTACATGTGTGCTAATTCTCATGATTACGTTCGCATTTATAAGTACTCTGCTAAAAGGTCTTATTATAATCATATCAATAATGATTTTCTTAATAATGGTATTACTTTAGGTAACCAAGTCGGATACCATGGTAAAGCTACAGATAACTCTGTACGTGTAATTGCTAAGATTAATAAGAACGACAATCTAGAGCTTGGTGATAAGAGATCTATCACTACAGTAATCGGTAAAGAATTAAAGCATTATAATGGTGCTAACTCTTATACTGTATTGACTACAGCTCACTATAACTCTGCTATATATAATAAAGTTACTATGGATGAAAAGCTTAAAGCTATCACTGACCGCATCACTGCATTAGAGAATAAATAAATCCAGTAATTTTATTGCCCCTAAACATTAGAGTATAAGACAATTATTACTCTATAGGAGGTTACTATGGGTATGAAGAATGTGGGAGCATTCCTTAAAGAAGAAGGAACTTCCCTTATATTTAAAGGTGATGGAGAACTAGTATTCTATATCCCTGAGAATTATTTTAGAAATGATGGGCATATGAAATATGCCGAAGAGGCTGGTGAATACGTAAACACATTAGGACTATTCTCCTATGAGGTATTTGACTCTAAAGGAAAATCTATCTACGGTGTTAAGCTATTCAATCACCCAGTTCTTATATCTACAATGCCTTCTTCCATAGAGAAGGTTAAAGACTATGTATTAGATAAGAAGATTCCAGTTCCTGTAGATTATCGTATCTTGAAGTTTAAGAAAGACGATGCAGTTATAGTAAATACTGGGTCTCCTGAAGATATTACCAATGTAGAGAATATGTTTAGAATCTTTATGATCACTGGTAATATCCCTAATGTGCTTGCTTATGATAAGTTACATGCATTCTTAATGGATTCCATTAAATTCAATGGTTCTTCTTTTGGCATCTCTGCACAGATGTTTGGTATCCTAGTATCTGAACTATGTAGATCTGTTAAAGATGAATCCATTCCATTCCGCTTAGCTAAGGAAACTGATATGCATAAGTATAAACCATTATCTATTAAGATGGTACCTAAGTATATCTCTGCATTTACTGCATTGACATCTGAAAACTGGGATGATGCGGTAATCAACTCCATGATCAACAAAAACAAAGTTGATTCACCTATGGAAAAGATCCTTATGCAATAGCCATAATTAACATATGAATAAAAGTTTAAATAGTATCCATATCGGATTCGTTTATAACTATTATTTAAAATCTATTAAGGAGGAAATAAAAGATTATGATTGGTACAAAAATCATTCTTGAAGACCAAAGTTATATTCCCTCTCTGAATATAGCCGACTCTACAACAAAACCGATTGTATTTGCTGGTTTTACTTCGGACAAAGGGACTGAAGAATATACTAAATGGCAAGGCGACGATTTCTTCGACCAATATGGTGAAATCTCTTTTGCTCGTCATGGTCAACCTTTACTCCAAGCAGCTAACGTAATTAACAACGGCGGTATCGTTTATGCAAAACGTGTCGTTGACCCTACTTCTCGTTTGGCTATGCTAGGTGTAGTTGCTCACGTAAAAGAAATTTCCCGTCAAGAATCTCGTATTAAATTCGATCCTTTGACTGGATCTCCTATTACTAAGACTGATGGTTCTTATGTAACTGAAGACTTATACTGGAAAGCAGTAGATGTTGCATCTATCTCTGATCCTGCACAACGTCCTACATATACTAAAGACGAAGCTGGTGTAGATGGCATTGCTGCTATGTATAAAGTTTGTCAAGTAAACTACTCTGTAGAAACTTTGGATGCTGAAGAAAATACTCATGGTAATGACTATGTAGCTACCTCTAAAGCATTCTATGAAAAATTCAAAAACAAAAAAGATAACAAATTCCCATTGTTCTTGATCTTAGACAATGGTCGTGGTGTATCTCAAAAGAACGTTACTATTTCTCTTGATTCTACATTATCTCGTTCTGCACAATCTGCACGTTACGTATTAGATATTGATGAAAATAGCAACACATTAGAATCTATTGTATTCTCCTTGAACCCTTCTGAAGTTGAAGCTGGATACAACTTATTCTTTGATTCTGTAGTTAAACGTACTTCTAAGCAAGTTAAATGCTTTGGTTATGAAGATCAAATGCAATTATTCTACGCTAAAGTAGCAGCTATTGCTGGTTTATCTGAAACTCGTTTACGTGAATCTGATATCATTGGTGCTCGTACTTGGAAAGGTGAAGTATTCAAAAACTTTGAAGTACTAGAATCCACTAATGATGGTGTAGCGACTGTTAAACTTGATAGCTTTGCTGGTCATCCTTTGACTGGTGGTTATAATGGTGATACTTTCGGTACATCTCCAATCTCTGGCTATAAAGGTGTAACCGATGCTACTTCTGTATATGCTACAGAAATGGCTAAAGTATACAATGGTACATTCAATGATGATATCTATGATATCGATAACAACCCAATTGACGTTGTTGTTGATGCTAACTATCCTCATATTGTAAAACGTGCTATTGAAAACCTTTGTTCTTTCCGTCAAGACGTATTCTATTTCCGTGATATGGGTACTAAAGGTCTTACTAACCTTCTTGCAATCAAGAATGCTAAGACTTTGAATACTGGTGGTAATAGCCGTTACGTTGCGACTTACTGTCAATACTTCGATGTATTTGATCCATATACTCGTAAACAAATTACAGTAACTATGGGTTATTCCATTGCTCGTTTGATCTGTATGCACTTTGCTAATGGTCGTTCCTTAGTATGTGCTGGTCAAAACAATGGTTGGGTAATTCCTGAACTTATTGAAGGTACTTTATCTTACGTTCCTAAGGTTACTCCTGCAGGCGACCAAGTTGCTGAAATGGATGACCTTCGTGTAAACTTTGGTAAATACTATAACGGTATCTTCTCTCTTGCATCCGAATACACTTCTCAAGATATCCATACTCAATTAAGCTATGCTAATAACGTATTGGCTATCCAAGAATTGATCAAACAAATTCGTATTGCATGTCCTAAATCCCGTTATAAATTCATCACAGGTACAGACTTCGAAGACTACAAACAAGACGTACAAGCAGTTATTAACAATAACGCTAATAAATTTGCTTCTATCTCTATTGACTTCAAATCTGACTCTGCTTATGCAGCAAACAAAATTGTTTATGCGGTTATCCAAGTATCGTTCAAAGACTTCGCTCAAGCTGAAATCTTCCGTATCGTTGCTATTCCAATCGCTACTGCTGTTAGTGCCAATGCTTAAGGGGGATAAATAATATGGCTGATAAAACTCCAGGTGCTGTTAATTTTATCTTCGACGGCACTAAAGAAATTCGTGATTTAACTCAGTATGCACTATTCCGTGGTGTAACTGACTGGGCTAACTTACACCAATTCAATCAATTTGAATCTGGTTATGGTATGATCATTGTATTGACTATTCCTAACTTCTTGAAGGCTTTGGCTTCTAAGAATGATCAATACAAAAAACTTATTGATACATACGTACATGTATTGGAGTATGAATTCCGTGGTTTAGACGGTATTGATAACATGACTTCCGATACTGCAGAATTAACAAATGGTGTTAAATCCATCAACGTTATTAACAAAGTTAATAGCCAATCTGGTTCTACATTCACTATGCGTTACTTCGAAAAATCTGGTTCCATCATGACTAAAGTTCATGAGTTGTTCTTACGTGGTATTAAAGACCCTACAACTCAAGTTAAACATTATCATGGTCTTATCGAAGATGGTACAATCAAAGAACCTGGTTTCGACCAAGAAGTATTCAGCTTCTTATATATCGTAACTGACAATACTTTGATGAATGTTGAAAAAGCATTCTATATCGTAGCTGCTCAACCAACTAACGCTGACTTGAATATCTACAATATTGAACGTGGTGACATTGGTTTCAAAGAATTATCTGTAGAGTTCTCTGGTTTCCCTATTACTAACACAATCATCAACAGAAAAGCTCAAAGCTTACTTGATTGGGTACGTAAAGGTACAATCTGGGATGAGTCTGAAATGACTTACTCTGGTGTAACTAATATGGCTCCTTACAATAAAGTACTTCGTCCTAACGGTGAAGGTAATACTGGTAAGGGTGTAACTTATACTGGTTAATAGATTTTAATAATAGAATAAACAAAGTGGACTAGGAGTTAATCTCCTAGTCCATTTATTCTTTTCATTTTAGTAACAATATATTGACTGCGTATGAAGATTTTATGAAGTTAAACAAAACTCCTAAATACTTACCTAATAACACATACTTCGTGAAACAAATCTTCTTAAATCGATACAATTCTACTACGCTTGATTTACGTTAAAATATACATGGGAATACTCCGAACGGATTTCAGATACACTTCCATCATGGATGAATGGAAATTGTTCTTTCCTCTCACAATAATTGCAAACTGCTTATATCACATGAACGGACTTCTTCATGCGTGGTCAAATCTCTCTTTCTGCTTTGTCACTCTCATCGCAAGTACAAAGTGTTTCACCTCTCAATACAATAAACGACAGCAACTTATGGTCATAGGCTTTAATAGCCTATGACCATATTTTGTCTGATTAATAACCTGCATCTCCAGATTGGTCTTGCTGTTGATTAGCAGCATATTCAATCTTAGTTGATTCTTTAACACGCATAATCATTTCCATATCAATATAACTTTCAAGCATTTTACCTTTCAAGTTATTGAAGAAGATTTGTTTAGCGTTATCATCTAAATCATCAGAGAATGCTTCCATTGCAGCTTGTGCTACATCATTAGCATTTTGAATGATTTGATTAGTATTAGTTAGATTCAAGAACATCGGTGTTGGTAAGTTAACTTTAATAACCGCTGTTGGATTATTAAACTCACCTCTATAGAGCTTAGTCATAATAGATGATAAGAATCTATTAGCTATAGTCTGTCTATTATAGATTTTCTTTAAGAATCTACTATTGGACATAGATGCTTGAATAGCATAGTCCATAGATTGTCTTGCTTGTACAATCTCAAATGGTACGTCAGTACTATTGACTGCCATAGATTGGAGTTTCTCCATCAAGTCAGTTTGTGGATCAATTTGTTGACCTTGCATAACTTCAAACTGTACTGGCGCATTACCACTATTATCAGTTGGAATAACAAAGTCATTGAATCGACCTAGGATATTCAATACATTCTTCATAGATTCTAATTGACGGATATTGAAGTTTTGACGTTTCAATTGGTCAATAGTAGTTAATAGAATCTTAGAGATATTTGTATCAATACCAGATTGTTTTACATAGTATACACGACGATCTTGCGCACGAGTCATTGCACCAATAGTATTGGTAATATATAGACCAATGAATAACTTAGCTGGTATCATAGACTTATACAAGTCAGAGATACCTCTATATGTATCAGGATCTAATTTATAATAGCAATGAACTACATCATCAGGTGGTAAGAAAGTTACATTATATTTATTCTTCTTACCAGCTTGAAGATCATGCTTTAATAC